CTAAAATGGGAGTTCTTCCCTGCTTATCTCCTCGCTTGGAGTAAGGTCTTTATATGTGCTATTTATTACAGATATACTATCCGATATAAATCCTGTTAAGTTATAATTAAATCCTTGCATTGGATTGAGGAATTTCTCATCGCGCGTTTGCCATAATAAATCCACTTTCTCCATGGTTATAATCTTTTTCTTATTTGGGCGAGATATATTTACTATACATCTGAATATACCATCAAAGACATTTATCATGCGTTTCATAGTGATAGTAGATGATCCAATTTGAACCTCTTTTTTACTATTATTCGATGCATATTGTTCGCAGAATTGTTGTATAAATTCATTCTTTTCATTTATATGACATTTACCATCATGAGATCCAACGAATTTATCCACCTCATTCATATATTCTTCAATAGGCCAATCCAATCGCTCTTCGTTCTGTGATTTTAACAGATTCACCAAACTACGAATCCGATTTACTGCTGCAAGATTATAAGATCCATTTTGTCTTCTACAGAACTCAAATATCTCTCGAACTTCTTTTGGTTCATATTGCTTATTTAAACTGAGGAACATTGGAGTTATTCGTTCAGATACTTCTATTGATTTGACTAAAATTTTACTTTCATCTTCATTCACTTCCCATTTATTCTTTGACTTATAAAAATCCATATGACCTTCCATAGCAGTTCTGAATGCACTGATATTAACCTCTATGAAATCTAAAAATTCAGCTGTTAGTTCCGCTTTTTCTTTTGTATATTCATCTGCAGAATTTTTAATCATATTCTTGAGATTATCAAACATTTCAGCACCTTCGATCTTAAATTCACCCAAATCACATGCATGGAGATGATATCCATACTCTTCCATACCTTTCATGAACACAGGCAATTGCTGTTGATAATCGCGAATTTTATGTTCGAATTGAACTAATTTATAAGCCAATTCATTTACATAATATTTTTGAGTAATAGGATCAAATTCTATGTAATTATTGGTGGATAATATATTTGAAACCAGTGAATTGTATTTAGTGATTATAGGATTTCGCTCTAATGATGCGTTACATATACGTAATATACTATGCATATCTTTTATTTCCTCATCATCCAATTTCATATTTAATGGTTTATATCGATTAATATATCTCGGATTTCCATCAGCATCTGCCTTTGCGATATATAACGATACTATGAGGTCATTATTTCTCAATCGATTCGCCCATTGATCAGCTTCTGCTGCCGTACATAAATCACCAAAGTAAATATCGAAATCAAATCGATCTAAAATATCTACTCCAACAGATAAATAACTCGAGCACATCAGTACTTCCACATCTCCAATAGTTCGTTTGAAATTCACATCATCCATAAACTGTTCACCCACTTGAGATTTTTTGTAATATTCCAATCTCAGATCGTGAAAATCTTGATGTTCATTCTGTAAAAACCACATTATACCTGCCTTAATGCGTTTAGCATGAGTCATTCCTTCGTTAGATGGATATAGTACTTTTCTACCCTTTGCTATAGAATTTGCCATTCCTCTGCACATATGATATAGTAGATTGGGAGTATTATCCACCATGAAAACATTTAGTTCTTTCTTTCTCGTTTCTTCTTTAATAACTTTAATATGTTTAATTCCTTCGAAAAATACTAATTCACCAGTTGGCGTTCCCGACATCATAATGACTGGTACTTCTGTATTCTTAACCATATCCACTACTTTGGCCATGATGCTTCGATATTCCGACATGAACAATAGGTGAGACTCGTCCAAAAAGATATAATCAAATCCATGAGTTTTGATGTCCATCATATTCAATTTAGAGAACTTATCCAATGTCAATGCTAAACCCTTTTCTACATCTAAATTAGGCATTTTTGATCCATATGAATAGCACCAACCCTTTTCTTTCTCTACTTTTGATTTGATAGTAGATGTAAATGGCATGATCAACATTACTTTTTTATTACCCTTTACAATCTGCTTTACCATTTCTGTTTTCCCAAGTCCGGGTCCGGCCTCAATCAGAGTAATTCGTTCATATGCAAATTCAGAAACAATATCGTTTAATATATTTCCTAAGAATTGTTTTTTCTTGATATTAAATACTACTGTTTTTTCAGATGGACAGATAGTATTTGGATTAGAGAGCGTTTCAACTGAGTTTAATAGTTCGGCTTCTTCTATCTCTTTATCTTCGATCTTAATCTTGATATTAAATCCATGATTTTTATTCAATCTATTTACGGCCCAAACATCTACATCCTTGTTATATCGAGCTGCTGTTTGACAATCCGCTTGAAGCTCTTTATCTTTGACATTATTCGAACATATAGCTCTAAGATATGAATAACCTCGTTGAACGCCATATAAATGAACCAATGTATTAGCCAGCTTCCAGCGTTCTGCGTGCTTGTAGTGGATTTTTTGACCTGTTACTTGCACAGAATCAATTAAGTGTCCATCCTCATCTTTTTCATTGAGAATATCTGTCACTGGGGTATCGCCAATCTCATCAGCAAAAAACTCCTGGCGTTGGAATGTTTGTTTGAGCTTTGGATAAGTTACCCAGTCAATCTCAGGATGACCAGTATCTTCAATATTGTCAAAACAAATGTATATAAAGTCTTCAGCGAATCGCGCATTAATATAAGGAGTATCATCATATCCCAAAAATGCACCCTGGGCTGGTCTCATCATCGCAAAGTCCATCCATTTAGTTAGATCATCTTCGGTGAACTCATCTTCTGTGCCCTGTAATTCTTTCATCGCACTAAGACAAGCTATATATACAAATGAATATTTATGTCTGAAATTAGTCCAAAATAACAATCTCGCACGTTGAACATCATCTTTAATATCATTTGGAATTGCAATTTTAGTATATATATGGAGTCCCCGCATTGAACTGGAGAATGTAATACCATAAAACCAATTACATTTCTTCAAAGCATGAAAAATAGTATATTTTAATCGTTTAGCAATTCGGTAATTATGAATATCCATATCAATCACCTGAAAGCCATTCCATTGGGTATATGCTGAATTGCCCACAGGTCGATATCCATCAGAAGTAGAAAACACCAATTTGCGAGTCATTTTCCATTCTTTTAATGTGCGAGATTCGGCCTGTGTTAGATTATTTTTTGTTCTATCTATTGGACATTGATTATTTGGATCTGTAATAATGGTTTTAATATCTTGTAATGACCCAACACCCATAAACTCACCACCCTTATAACCATTCACTCTTGGAGCAATAGTAATAGGGGATAATTTGGTGCGATTTTCCCATTGTTTTATCTCAAATTTATCGCAGAATAAAATATTATCGTTTGATGGATCATCTAAACCAATCGATGCCTTTGTACCCAACTCGCGAGGGGCATTCAAGACACGATATGCTTCTAATGACTTTGTTAATGATATATTTGCCATATAATTCCAATAGTTAGACATTAGTAATATATGTGAAAAATGAGATTATTATAGCATGAAACAACTGAAAGATTATTTAGAATGTGATGCTACTACCCCAGCTAATACGATAGGTGCTGGAAATCCAATACCACCTGGGCCAAATGGAGAAGTGGGATCAGGAGATATTTTCATAAGAAAGAAAAAGAAAAAGAAATAATACATATGCTATCATTATCACCAAGATACGATCTATTCAGATTCTTATTACCACGTCATTATATCCCTGAAGAGGTATCTAAAAAATGGCAGACATTGCTCTCGAAAGAACCTGGGGTAATAACTAAACCAATTGACTATCTGAATGAATCTATAAAAGGTATTACACTACCAGGAATATCAGATTTAGTTATAACTCAACAACAACACTCATCCAATTCTATTGCACGAACAGGGCCAAATAATACAGGAATGGGTAGGCTAAATGTTGAACCAAATCAAAACAATAGTTACGTTACCGCAGCCAATCCATTGGATAAAATATCAAGAGAGTTCAAAGTAACATTTAGAATGAATCAGGGTTTTACGAACTACTTTATGATGTATGAAACATTGTTTTATAGAATATGTAAACCTGAATTATACGATAAAGATGATGATTTCTCTATTGATTTAATGGATGAAACAGGTAGAGTGTATGCACGAATCAAATTATCTCAATGCATTATCGATGGAATAGATGGTTTAGATTTGAGTTACGATAAAGTAGAAAGACAATCAGATACGTTTGATATTACGTGGAAGTTCAATAATATAGATTTTGAATTAATCACTGAGGATAATTTTCAATGATTATACAATAATTTTCAATAAAAAAGGGATCTTGCGATCCCTTTTATTGTTTTTTAAACTTGTTCAGTTCCCACTTCTGCCATGGCCTTTTCTAAAGCCTCAGCTGGTTGTCTGATACTCTCGTGAATAGCTGATAGATAGTTTTGGAAATCTAAATCAAACATGTATTCATCATGAGCAGGTGCAAGATAGTTGTTGATAGCCAAAATATCTTCCAATTCTTTCTTGCCTTTGTACTTCAATGTACCTAATAGACGAATAGTTGAATCATATGCACCATATGGAACTGTGTCATTTGGTTGTACGTTATTCCAGAATACAATCGCTTGATATACTCCTAATGTTGTTTGCCACGTGCATTCTACATTACCTAAGAAATAGCTAATTGCACTTCTTACATCTGATGCCTTGCGTGTAACATCTCCGTCCAAATTAACTTCGCGTGGAAGAGTATATGTTCGTTCGCGGATATAAGCATCATAGATCTTAAACTCATCCATTACCTTATTTTCTTCCTCTTGTAGCTTTTCAAGAGTAAGGTCTTTGACTTCAGCTTGATATTTTTGAATATCTTCTGTTAATTTCGCGCGGCGCTCCTCGGTATTTAAACCTTTCAAATCTTCAATTTTTAACATATGTTCTTTTGTTTTATGTGATTAGAATAATATTGCCAAACTAATGATTAATGATAGTAATATTAATGCAGTAGCTTCATAAATTGCTTTTGAAGCAGCTTTTAACATTTGTTTATAAGTGACCGGTTCAATGATAAATAGATAATTTGATTCCCCCAGATCCTCAATATTATAGGTCAATAATTCAAATAAGTTTTCGGTATTTATAAAATTATTTATCAGTGTTAATCTTGCTAATGTCCAATGCTTTATCCATTGAGTATTGTCATATCCACCGGATTCTTTAATCTCTAATACTTGTTCAGGTGAATATCTTCCATTCTTTATATATGGATTTAATACTGCATATATTCTTCCATTCTTTGTTTTAGAGAATTGTGTTTCAAGAATGGTGCTGATTTTTTGAACTAATTTCTCTCGTTCTATTGTATCATTAATGAGTTTGGATAATTTCCTATTTTTCAGCCATAATCGGATGAATTTGATAATATACATATTTAACGCCGTTTATTATTTATTTGAATATATTCAATTGAATGAAAAAGTTTAGAGACATTATAAATGAAGCAAAGTCAAATAACACTCAAGTTACTGATGTTGATTTTGTAGCATACACCAATAAATTAAAAGGATCTATTCCCGTTAGAATGGTCATCGCCATGAATAAGCTATCTGAGTATGGTATAAATGATGCGAACAAGGTAAATGAATTATTAAAAGCAAATAAATCTCAATTAACTAACTTATCTAATATATATAAAGTAAGTGCAGATGATTTAGATGAATTACAAAAGGTATTAAAGGCAAATAAAAACTACCTTAATATACTACCAATGTTCCATTCAAAAGTAGCTATTAAAGCAGTTCAAAATGGTGTTTTAAAAGCTGATGATTTATTGATTGATTTGACTACATCAAAAGGTAGAAATGATGTTGCGAAAAAATATATGCCGGTGGTTTATAAAATTGTAAATCAAATGTCTGGTAAATCAAGACTTTCTCATTCAGATTTATTATCTGCCGCATTGGAGATATTCACTAAGAAAATGATGACCTGGAAAGTTGATGGAGATGATAATGGTAAAGTAGTATCATTCAAAACATATATAGCATATGTAGTAAGATTTGGTTTGTCCAATGAAATGGGTAAAACAGGTCATACATTATCAGGTACCAGTTCATCAGCATGGCAAAAGCATGGCGCTGCTGCATTAGATGCTATCTCGTTGGATAATATGGGTAGAAATTCAGATGGTGAATTGAAACAAGATTATTTAGCTGCATTGGGCGTGGAAGATGAGATGGATCCTGATGAAAAAACCACTTGGTCAGAGCTATATAAAGAAATTGAAAGTAAATTTTCACAAAGAGATAGTGACATTTTCTATTCATTCTTTGGGTTAAATGATCATAAGAAAGAGAAAAATAAAGACATATCCACACACTATGGTGTAACACGCGGAGCTATCAGTCAAACTATTACTAAAATCATTACATGGTTGAAGAAGAATCCAAAATCTGTTAGAATATTACGTGACCTATCTGAATTATATAATGAAAGTTTAATGATTCAATTATGGAGAATGGATAGAGAAGAGATTATGGAGCAATTAATAAATGACGATGTATATTTATTACTTGAATCCGTTTCCCCATGGAAAACAAAAAGTGCGTTTTTAAATGCGTATAGAACCGCTTTAACAAAGACAAAGAAACCAAGTGATATTGAAGAACTTATCGATGGTTCGTATGTGGATTTAGACGATAATATAAAAACAAATAGAGAAGATATTGTTGCATTTTTATCTTCTTTATACCCAACATCTAACATCAATAACATGTCTGATATTGGAATGATTGATAAAATGCATGACATACAAAAATATTACAAACAATACGGAAAATAAAAAGAATTATATATGAAAACACTTTTAGAATCCTTGCGCAACGCTCTTGTAATTGAAGGAAAAGACGAAATAACAGATGCTAAATCATTCCGCGAATATGCTAAATCATTATTTGATGAAGCGTTTGGTGATGAATTAGATGTTGATCGAATGAACGATATCGTTGATGCATTAATTGAAAAGCAAAAAGACGAAGACCTTGATTGGGGTGAGGTAGTAGGCATGTTACAACAATCAATGGGTCCAAAATAATATATCTATACATGAGAAATAAATTTATAGATTTAGTACAAAATAAAGTAACACTCCGAACAGATAATCCACTTGGTAATCCATATCCTCAATTTGATCCAATAGTAACAACATATAATAACTTCTGGGGGTTAGCAACTGATACTCATTGTTCATATGTAAATGATAGATACATTGTCACCGGTAGTTGGTTAGCAAATGCACCTGGTAGAAATTTTAATCCTCTATTAGATAATTTAATCTGGAGTGTATTGGTAAATGGTGTGGATGTTAGATCTTCTGGATTCAGTTGCCTTGGGGATTTTCTAAATGCACGTAATCTATCAACAAAAATGATCAACTATAACGGATCTACTGCTATGGAATTTGTTCCAAAAGTACCACAAGATTATGAGGAGAAAGTACCTGTGGCTGCTTATGAGAATTTTAGAGCATTTGAAACTAAAATATCTCGACTTGAAAATGTTCCGGGAAGTTTTGAAGATATATATAAACAACATAATAACACATTTGAATTGGTAGAAGCATTGAATGACTCCAATAAAATAAAGGGTTCATGGCAGTGTTTGAACAGACAATTATGTTGCAAATTAAATGGTAATATTTATACTATAAATCTGAATGAAAATTTAGATGACTTAACTATCGAAAAACTATTCGGTACATTACAGGAATCTATTACTAAAGGGTGGAGAGATCATTTAATGACAAATAAATATTCTAAGCACGAAGCATTAGATGATTTCTATAAGGAAATGCCTGAGTTGGTAGATCGTTTGATTGAGGCGTATCAGGCAAACCACGATATAGTTGAGGATTATGAAAATATTTTAGACAAGGGATTAGATACAATTGATTTTCTCAAAAAGCTAAAACATATATGTAATAGTGGAAGAAAATTATTGGATTCACCCAGTTTAACATCTCTATTAGATGATATATTATCACAAATTGATTCAACTATATATAAAGTGAGTAAATTAGCATAAATTTTAATATCAAAATGGGACGCAAGTCCCATTTTTTTGTTTCTACACACACCACATAAACCGAAAAATTCGATCTAACATTATTTACTTGCGCTATATGCGATTCAAATATGTGTCCCTTGTAGTTATTAAGGCTAAGATGAAATCTCTTGTTATAGAGCAAATATGATATGTAACAAAGTTGATACCACTTTGTGTGTATCATACGCACACAAAAAAAGAGAAGCTATTAAAAACTTCTCTTTAATATATTAACTAATGTCTTCCACGTACCTGTGAATATATATCGCACTAATCCATATACTATTAATACAATTAATATGAGGAACGTTACAACATTAATCACTGGCACTTTTTCAATATCTTCAATCATTTTACTATAGTCTCCTGGATGTTTTACTCCATTGTGATCTTTATTCTCAGGATATAAAAAATCCATGATCTTAATCTCACTAATAATGCCAAGCAGCATTAATGGAATTACATAAAACCAGCAAACTATCACAATAATATTTACAACTGCATACCCCATTGCTTATCCCCCGTGTTTAGTCCTAATGATCTTAATTCTGAATATACTTGTGCTAAACTAACTGGAGTATAATCATGAGAATCCACCCCAACGTCTAACATATTTTTCCTAAACTGCATACCAATACCAAACTCTTTCATCTGATCAATTGATAAAGAATGAATATGACCAAACAAGTGAATTGATCTGCGATTTGAACCACTCCATGTAAGTAATGGATAATGACATAGTACTATCACATCTTCCATATTTATTTGATCTTCAAAATCATGTAAATGTAAATGTACTACCTCAGCACAAATATGAACTTTATCTTGTAAGTTGTATTTAATTACAGCAGCTTTCAATTTTGCAACATTATCATGGTTGCCAGGTATTATATAGTGAATCCCGTTGAATTTTTTGAGTAATTTTCCATATTCGTGTACTCCAGGAAACCATGAAAAATCACCACAATCAAATACTATATCGTTTTCGCCAACAACACTATTCCATCGTTCGATCATTCCTTCATTCATACTTTTTACATCTGAGAATGTTTTAATACGATCGCAGAACGAAAGTATATTACGATGTCCAAAATGCATATCTGATGTGAAAAAGATTTTTTGACCAGTGCATTGTAGTTCAATTCTTTCCATGTTTGTTTTGGTATAAAATGGGGTGATTTTAAAACCACCCCGATTAAGAAAAATTATTTTATTTACTACCCAGGATTTCGCTCAATAGTCTGAGGATTCCTTTATTGTGTTCAGGTTCGTATTTTGGTGCTTCATCTTGTGGATCTTCTTCATCCAATTCTTCTAAATCCTCACCATTTATACTATCAAGCAGTTGTTGATATCTGTATCCCAAATACTCAGAAACATTCAATCCACGTTCTAATAGTTCGATTTGCTTTTCGAGCTTTTCAATAGTATCTTCGATTTCATTTGCATCTCTATCGAGAACATCCAATGTTTCACTCAATTTGTCAGCATATGAATCTACATCAGCAACCTTATCCAGATTAGCTTCGACTTTGTCAAATGCCTCATCGACTTTATTCATGAAATCCTCTGAGCTCAATTCTTGGAGATAACCCATTTTTTCCTCTGTCACGAATGGGAGCATATTAACATCTGGTTCGTCAACTGTTTTTGTTTCGCTTGAACAATTTAGCTCAACACCAGTTGCCAATGCTTCCTGAACTGCCTTGTTATATTCTTCTACGTTAGAAAACTTTCTACCATTTACTTGTCCGTTGAAAATAATTCTTCTTGTCATTTTGAAATTGTTTTTTTAATTATTACAATTTAATATCAACATAAATGGTAGAAAGTTTAGCTAAAAAGTGAATTTATTTCACTCTTTTTTCGTTTTTAAGTACAACAACAGATGTTTCGTTATCCACTTTAATTGGATTGTTCAAATCACCATTATCATACATCTTTTGATAACCTTTCATTTTAGGATTTATCAAAACCACGCTGAAACCTCTGGATGGTGAGGTTCTATAATCTGTCAAAACCAATGGTGCTTTAATGTCGAATATATCTTTTAATTCACCTAATTCTTTAGTAGCGTCACCATTAATCATTGCTTCAGCCGCATCCTTAACTGCTAATGTATATTTTGCTTTGCCTTTTGAATCATCATATACATTTACTGCAATATTAGATTTGCATTTAGAGATAGTTATTTCACCCTTTGTAGATAAACGAATATTGTTACCATACAACTTATCAAATTGAGGATTAGTATGAATGAACTCACAGTTATTTAATTTAATATCTGTCTTTTTAGTGCTGGAGATTGAGATTGGAACTGTATCTATACAATCAGTTGTGACAGAGACATTATTCAATTCAATTAGTGGCGTGTTACCCATTATTTGGAAGCTTCTTCCTCCCACAATGGTAATATCCAAATTACTAATTTGATTGGGAAGGGTCAATCCTACACGTGAATTACTCTTATCGTTTCCAGTATCAAGTATAATCTCTTTAACATTAAATTGTTTTAATACCTTCGCATAAGAAGGAAGTGTCCAGAATTGACCTCTTCCAAGAGTTAAAACACCATCTTCAAGATGAATGAAATCGGAATCTTCTTCTATTAGTGGGTTAATATCCACCAATGCACTAATAAACATAGGGGTATCATTTACACCTTTTCCACCACTGAGTACGGATTCGGAAATAAAACTTGATAAACTTTTCATATATATATATTGATTTAATAGTCGAATAGTACTACATCTCCATTACCTCGTAATCCAACATTCCAGATATGAGCATCAAATACATACATTTTCACACCGAGCTCCTCAGCTACCAATGTCATTTCTTCAAATGCTTTTAATGCTTTTTTATCAGTTGTTTTGTAATTCTTATCCATCATTAGATTACAAAAATCAGTAATAGATTTATTTACTTGGACCGAATCTTTTGTTACGTCCAATTTCTCCATAGAAACTGTTCGCGAAGATAGGTGGGTTACTTTGGGTAATACAGAGTATTTTTTGGTTTTACATAGTTCGTAGAATTTCTTATTAGATGCGTTCATGGGTTTGTAAAATACCTTCACCACCTGATCATGAACATCAATTACAAACCCTTCCATACCAGCACCAATGAACTTATCTATACCACCAGTTGCCATGAGTTTGTTAAAATATGTAGATATAACCTCGCAAGCAATTTTTGGATTAATATCCATACCAGAGATAGAATCTATTAACCACGATATCATTACTACACCCTTACGCTCTCCAACATAATCGAATATGTATTTTTGAACGTATGGTACTTCTTTTAGTAATTTTACAGCATTATTATCCCCGTGCATAGCATCGATGATAGTGTCCATGTAATCATCACCACTAACTGCTTGCCAAATATTGTACAATATATTAGCAGATATTTTCTTAAAATCATTGGTTGATTCAAGGATGTAATCCAAATCATTCATTTCTCTGGATTCATCTATAATTGTAGATAAGTTTTTCATATGATCAAATAATATTATCTATTTCTTCACTGATATCTGTTAATATTCCATTTTTATATGCCCAAATCCGCTGATTGGATGAACCTCTAAAACGAATATTTTCATCCCGAAGATCAGATATATATAAACCATCTACTAAAAAATCTATTCGTTGAATGATTTGTTTGGCTGCTGGTACAATGTTTTCTAATTTATATCCCGTCCACAACCATATCTTTTTTGTATCACCAAATTCAGATCTAAATCTACTTACCAAATTGAATATCCCCCCAATATTCAATGGATTCAATGGTTCACCTCCTAATATCGATAAATGATCAATATGAGGATTCTTGCATAGATTTATAATTTCGTTTATGGTATCGTCTGTCCATTCTTTTCCTGAACCAAAATCCCAGGCTTCTTTATTAAAGCAATTTTTACAATGAAAATGACACCCAGAGACCCATACAGATACTCCGATGCCATTTCCGTTCGCTATGTCAAAGTTCTTTATATTACTATATCTCATGAAATTATTTGGATTATATTTCCAATTAACCAGTCCACATCATCTGAAACTATGTCTACTGCATATCGCACACGACCATTGATGATTACTTGAATATGTAGCTGTGGAAGGAATATTTCTTCTTCCTCTTTTATTTCAGTACCCTCAAAAAATGTCACTCTCAATTCACTTTCACTATTCCCAAATCCTAAAGTGAATATATCTTCATTTTGAATGAAATTATATACTTCCAATCTTCTATTTAATATATCCAAAAACTCATTTCTTTCCATATACTTTCCTTTTATTTTTGAAAATCCAATTCAATATCTCTTTATATATAAAATTCCAATCCCAATCTCCTTCGTTTGGAAAGAATACTACCTCGTTTTGCCATTCGAAATCGCATAGTGATTTTCCATCCTTACTAATAGAACATATTGTAATATCTCCGTTTCGTTTGCATTTTGTGTACATATTGAATGTTAAATCCTTACACATTACTTGAAATACCTCTTCCCAATTGGGTCGTTTGGGTAGAGCGGTTTTCATTTGCTTTTCTGCGAATTTTACTATATTTGCACTTGCACATTTCAATTTAACACCTGCCATATAATCTGAAAAGTTTGTTATTTGCCTGTTTATTTTCAATCTAACGCGATCAAATATATGTTCCTTACAATTATGAAGATCGCATTGAGATCTCTTGTTAGAGCGAATCTATTTAAGTTTCAATTATTGTGATTGTATATATATATCTATTTTTCGAATTGAAAATTTAGCAAAAAAGGTGAGCAATTTGCCCACCTTTACAATTTATATTGAATACCAAATAGCAATCCAAATCCTGTATGAAAATTCTTATCGTATGGATTATATAAAATTCCTGGTCCAAATCCAAATCCAAATCCCCATTTCTTTTTCTTTTCCGGGACGATGATTGATTCAATACTTTGAATTTGTAAATATGGATTCTTAGATAATACATATACTTGATTATCTTTCGTCTTTCCCACTGACAAATCCACAGGAATATTTATATTGGAGATATTTACTTTTGAAGAGTCATTTATACGAGCATAATTCAATAGAAAACTCAAATATTTATCATTATATACAAATTCAGATTTGATAATTTTGTTTTCTAATGAGTCTATATATACTGTATCTTTGACAATTTCAGGTTGAATTTCTTTAAATACTATCTTTGTTTTAATATTCGAATGAAAAACAACTTTAGATTTTAATTTCCGTTGTAATTCTCCAATTTGAATACCTTGTTGCTTTAATTTAGATTGGAGTACTGATTGAGATGCCAAAAGTGATTTCTTTGCAGCGACAGAGCTACTATCTTTGAGTTTATATACGCGTAATGAATCTTCATAAGCTGCAATATTCTGTTTATAGTAAGATTCATCACAACTTTTGGAAACCCACAGGATAAGAAATCCTAAAAGTACAGCACCCAATAAATACCCCAATCTCTTTTTTATAATAATTCTCTCCATTTTATGAGTGTATGTTGCATTTCACTGATTAGTTGTTTAATATCTTCCATGGGCTTATCTGTTACATCAAGAATGGCATCTTGTCCATGGGTAATATATACTCTACCATCTCTGTAAGTAATATCAAATTCCTCTCGAGTTGATTTGATACTCTCTGATAGTTTTTCTTCTGTAGTTGGAATACCAAAGATCTTTCTTACTTCATTTTTAATGTCCATATTTTGTTGATTTTAATTGGTTATTGTCTTTATATCATTCAAAACATAAAAATGTTTAGAAATCTCGATAATTCCAATTCTTAAAATTCTTCAAAATATCCACGTATTTCATCAACCATACTAATATGTATTCCACAAATCTCAATACAGCTCGAGTGGTGGTGTTTTTAGTATTATAAATTACTTTTGGAAGTACTTTATTCAATAAACCATGCTTCTCGTAATCATATTCTTTGTGATTGGAAATCTCGTATTCTTTTATGTACTTTCTTCGATCTCCTAAAGGTCTTATTTCCATGCGCTTTAATCTATTGATACGTTAGTTGATTTAATTTCTGGTATTTGTTTCTTTAATTTCTCTGCTAATCCTTTTATGGCAATTGATATTGGTAGAGTATATAGATTAGTGCTTGATGCTTGATATATACCTTGTATTGCCTGCATTATAGTATTCAAACAATCTTCTACTTCATCTCCAAATGCTGCAGGGTGAGCAGAACGACCAGCTGTTCCAATATTGATACCATCGGCTCCAACTGAAATAGATCCGTGTGGTGCACCTGAATCCAGTAATATACTACCATCCCGCTCGATAGATATAACTGCGCCCTTATGCGTTATCACCCAACCAGATCCATCGGTGAAATATAATGATGCCCAACCACCAGCTACTTCTCGATTTACTACTACTTCTACATTTTTTCCATCATTATATAGTTTTTTATCTGGTATTAAGTGATCATCTTTTCTAAACCATCGCAAATCTAATTTATTATCCGATTGATTCATTACCCATACCTCATCACCCACTTTAACGGAACTATAAGAATTGGCGTGGCCACCAAAAAATGGCATAACAGGTGGATTATTTGGTGCATCTTCTCTTCGAAATAGACCAGGCGCTTCCACTTTTATGTTACCACCTTCTAAAACTTCAACGACCCTTCCGGGACGCATTGTCGCGTTTATCAATTTCATTTCCGTTTACAAACATTTTATTTACTGGATTAGTAATTGGTGTATACTTTATAACTGTTCTGGGTTCGTATATAGGTAAAGTAGATTCAATTTCAATAGACATATTAACTATTCTATTTCGTTCATCTGTGGTTGAACCACTCAAATCTACTTGATGTTCATCTGATAATGTTTCTGGTATTTTATACGTGGCCAAAATAGTTTGTCCCATATATACGAATTTAACAGTTTGAATAAACACTAATTTTGAAACTAAAACTTGCATTAACTCTAATGTTTCTGTGAATGAATTAAGAACATATTTTAATTCTAATTGTGTTTTAACTGGCATTCTTCTGCATTCTGCTGTTAGAGTATATAGTTTATCATTATCTTCTATTTCAAATTGACCATTCACATATGGTGATGTCAATTGATCTGGTTGAACATCCATGTTAGATGGTTGAGCCACAGCGCGAGGAACTCTTGAATATACATATTGTTCATTGGTATTATCAACTGGCTCTTTTGAATGATCGTAATCTTTCTCCAATAACCACATGATATCATCACCTGTGTTGTAGATAATATGTGGTATAGGACCAGATTTAACCACTACCTTATTGGCCATATCCTTCAGAACAGCTTTTAATAATTTTGAAAAGAAGAGCTCGACATTATTTGGATCGAGCTCCCCTTCTCTTATTTTTCTAACTACTTCAATCATTTTTATACATTTGTTATGCTATATTTTGGACCACCATTATCTCCCCCGATCATATCACTTGCAGTTTGTTCATAACGTGCATTGAATGTCATTTGGAAATATAGAGGGTCATTATATAAACTATTTCTAATGTCAAATCCCATGTTAAATGACAATTCTTGAACATTTACTGATGCTCTATATATAATTACCACAGGAACTTCAACACTTTCTCCTGGACCTAATGTCAAATATGAGTTAGTATTATCTGAGTTAATATGTATCTTATTTACTTCGTTCAGATATGGACCTGCGAATAATATACCATCATTATTTATGTCTTGCATGATATCATCAATATTATCGCGCGATTTTGCATCTATATGGATTCCATCATGTCTGTTTTTGAGTGTGCATTCTGATTTAGACAATGAATTAAAGATAGCATTTTGCTCAAACATATTTACCTCGAATCTTGATTCTTTCTGTGTATTATAACCCAAAACAGTTTGTCCCAGTGGCGCATTGTTGTAAGGATTACTTCTTCTGAAATATACAAATTGATTTCCTGATTGATATGCAGCGTGTGCTGTACCACAACTTTCAATTATATCAGTTGATTTGGTAATTTCTTTTGCATTTTTCACATCTCTATTCTGACAAATATCTAACAATGAATCCCAATCAATTGCGTTAAGATCAAATTTAGGACAATTAAACTCCTTTTGATTATTCAAATTAGGAATATAACCAATTAGTGGGCCTGTGTACACTTTATTATCCCAGTCCGTTTCAATTGCTGATACATCAGATATAGGATTTCCTCTACCAACACCTAAAAGTATTACATAAGTTTTACCACCTTCAAATAATGAATTATCTCTAAGTTCATTAAATTGAGAGAATGGTTTGTTATTTAATATTTCAATATTTTCAGCCGATGTTACTTCGTGATATTTCAAGTTGGGTAGATGATATGTAGCATATTTATTATCATTTCCACCTTTTTTACCTACAACTATTTTTGAAATTGGCTGAATTATATCGTCATATGTATCTGTAACGTCAAATTGTTTTATTACGATCACATCTTTAAATACATCCTTTTCCATTTCAAGAGATGCGGTTAAACCTGTAATCGTTTCTCCTTTTGATGTTTTATATATGTATTTAGATGGTTCATTTTCACTTTTAAAGTTTACATTAATTTTCTTCCAATTAGAATGTACATCAGCTGGATTAGCAATGCTTTTAAGATCTGTATCAAATAGTGCAAAGAAGATGGTAACAGGTTTTGCATCTTTTCTTTTAAATGCAATAATATTTCCTTTATCACCAGCTTTAATATTGGTAATTCCGGTTTCACTACCCGGACTAAACTCTTTGTCACCAAATAATGCAATTATTTTATCATTTCCATTGAAATCAAACCTTACATTAACACCTATAGTATCAGTTCCGGTTACTTTTTTAAATTCTACCGGAGCATCTCCAGATTTAGTATTGATTGTAATTGTATTTATGCCATCGGGGATAATCTCACATGTTATTGGTTGGGTTAATTTTTCCAATTGTGTAATTCCTACCTTAAATGTTCGCTCCTGTTCAGCTGAAGTAATAAGAGTTAATTCAGTGACATTTTGAGGTATTGTCCACGAATTACCATTTCTTGTTATTTCAACACCATTTCCTTTTAAAGTATAGCTATGATCACCTTCAACTATCAATTCATTACTCAAATAAGATGCTCTAATGTAATATGAGTTATCTTTATGGGGTAATGCATCACTGGTAACGTGAAATGTCTTCGAACCGCCGGAGTTAGCAGAGTCAATAGTTTGTAATTCAGATTTAACCTTTATATTATTGTTGCTTTTAAGGTTTCCCTGAACATTGATTTTTATATATTTACCAACATATATATCGGCACATTGAATGTATCTTGAATTATTCTCCAGCTCAGGATGTTTATCAAATCTTATATCTACAATACCATTGCGAGTAATTTCTCCGTAGACAAATTTATTAATATTTTTCTTATCTAATGAGCTACCCACAAAGTCATCAAACGCCGACAAATCAGTACCAAAATCGCCACATGAAATAGCATATTGAGGGTCAAATTGTGCATAGTCATTTATTTCTGGATTGGATTGATCGTACAATACACAAGCCAATATTGGTAAGGGATTTGCATTAGATCCACCAATATTTATGAAATTATCATATTGTGTTCGCGCATATATATATCCAGTATGCTCTTTTTGATAATTAAGTGTATTAGGATCCTGAATTACATTAATAAAGGTAAACTCTCCCCTATCATATTTATTAACTCCATAAATTTTTGAATAGTTAAATAGTGAACTTGATACAGGATATTTTATATAGTGTCCATTTGGTTCAGAACCTACTAATGAATCCATATAATTAATCGATTTGATAAATTCATCTATGGAGAGTTTTGTACCATATTTATTACCTTCTTTATTCCATTCGTTACAACCAGATTCAGAACAGATTTTAACTATGCAAGTTGGTTTATATATCTGACCATTGTGACCTTCAGAACTATCAATATTGATATTTTTGAATGAATTTCTAACATCTAAATTACCTATTGTCTGAGAATTATTAGTCAATAAAACACCATTTTTATTAACTAATGTTTGAGCTGGCTCATTAAGAGATAATTTTGAATATTTAATATCAGATAATTGCATATTGCCGTTATATGCTTTAATATCCAATTTGTCATTTCCATTTTTTGGCCATAATATAACAGGTAAAACCTTTGAATTGTCAGGAGTAGTATATTCTTTACTACCACCAACAACAACATTATTCACAACGTATTTAGTAACGCCACGAAAATCAAGTACAGCATATACAGGGTTACATTTAAGATCATTAACTGCAATATTGGCAAAAAATGGAAATTTACTTTCACTCTTCATGTAGAGATTAATATCATTCTTATCATCTACATCAAATAAAACTCCATCATTTGTCAATCTATATACATCGCATGAATCTCCTATTTCTTTAACCGCTATAATATCACACGAACGAGGTTTGATTTTATTCGCAAGATTAGCTAATTTATCCTCAACTGTTCCAGCAGTCCAATTAAATGGCTCAAGCCTTATGCCTTTAGTGTGATCAATACTGCTATTTATACATCGGACGATTGTATTTCCCTCATAATTTATGATATACAAACTAACACCGGGATCTCTAAATAATTTTGTGATACCAATATTCAAATTACCATCTGGAGATTTATCTCCTCTACCATAATCTGCTTTGCTATAATCTAATCCATTTTGAGGTATTTTGTAAATATTTATCATATCCTAATATTCATTAAAGTAATTTTTTAGTTCAAATATTCTTTTTGATTTTTTAATCTCATTTATTGAGATATCTCTTGGTGCTGAGAACAGACTATACAAATTAACAGTATGTTTAGTAGTATTAGTTATTTTAATAGTTCCCATTGTCTGTACCACACCACTTTCATTTTTTCTCAAATATACACCATTTGCAATGGATCCAACTTTAACAGAATTATATGGTTGCAAGTGAATGTTGTTATCAATTCCTTGATTGATGTTATAAGTATTTGATCCAATGGAGAATGTAACCTTAAGAGCATCAGCAGTCGTTCCCTTTACTAAATCTAAAACTTCCTGAAGCTCTTTGTTCATAGTAGATAATTTATCTCGCAATGGGATAATTCTACGCTCTTGAGTATAAAAACCAGATGCAATATTTTCAGGTTTATGGAAATAAGTAATATCCTGATCCTGAATCTTATCTTGCATATGAACATCTACTCCGTTCTCATGAATGATATTGGTGAATCTATATGTTTCTATATCGTCATTATTCTCATCGATAATGGTTTTCAATTGAACATCTTTCACTAATTCATCAGGAAAACTAATAGTATATATATTTGACCATGTTGATGTGCATCGAGAGAACGGGTATCCAAATGCCCAAATTATTCTAACTCTTATATCTACGATCTCACCTTGACTAATAGGTATATCCACTTGATTGAATTTCTGTTTATTAGATGTCAAATCTAATTTACCATCTTTGATATCATCAAAACTTGTAATGTACTTACCATTCTCATATTTCACAGTTTGCCAACGAGGCTCAGGAAACTGATCTACCCAATCAGTAAATAAGAAATCGTTTATTACATCCACATTCGCCTGAGGAATATCTGGATTTTTATAGCGATATTGGATATGTATTCCACGAATATCTTCCAATCCTATATCTGAATTTTTATCACCAGTATGGATAGTATTAAGTAAATCGTCTATATTTATATACCCCCTAATCCTGAACTTTGCAGCTTCAATTGGAATCTGAGAATCATTCGCTGATGTTGAAATACTATTGATAATGTGGTTGAGAGATGAATATAATTCGTTATATTGTTTTCTCAATTCTGATATCTGTGTTTCGTACATACTACGAGTTCCAGTCTGATCGTCAAATGATATGGAAGCTAATTCTGTTTCTAAATCTTTGATCTTATTGGTTGTATCATTCAATCGAGTTTGATATTGCTTTTTCTGGCTATATAACGATCTAATATTTCGAGCAGATTCAGAATCATTCATATGTTTATTGATCTGAACTACCTTGATTGTATCATCTTTAATCTCGGGTGCATATACATTTGTTAAATCGTTAAATGTACTTTCTGAGAGATTTGTCAATGGGCTTTGCATAGATGATGCTAATTCCATCAAGCTATCTCCAATATTTTTAACGTTATTCTTGTAATATTTCTCAAAACTTACTGATCCGTCTCCTATCTTAACCTTTAGTTCATATGTATCTACAAAAACACCATTAGACCATTCAGCTTGAACGCGTGTAGTTGGAGTGATTGGAGAAGCATATAGTAATATATATTGATCTTCTTCCAATGGAATTTGTAGATTTTTATCTTTCGAGATGATATCTGTATCAGTAGTACAAAGGAATTTCAATTGAGAATAATCTTCATTTCCAGAATCATTTCCCATGAGGTTAACATATGCACCATGTAGTACTTTTAATCGCATAGTACGAGATGGTTGATGTACTTCTACCACCTCGAATTGAGCTGCACCATCATAATTAGTTAATTTACATCCTGTAGTTAATGGAGTTTCTTCTAATGTTTTAACATTAGTCCATTGTAATGGTGTTTTCTCAGATATAAGTAATGTTATATATTCATCAAGATTATCATCAATGTAATCTTTTACTACTTTTTCAATAGTGTAATATCCAGATCCTACTTGATTTCTAACATCCATTTCATACACACTATCATACATTTCATAACCATCATCTTGAGCTAATTCCTTGAATTTTGCGTATGGTAGTTGTATATAATTGTTGGATTTATGATTATTCGCATCCCATGATTTTATTCTATCTACTATTTTAGTATCTCGAATAACAATTTTGCGAACATTTACTTGAGATACATTATCAGGTAATGTGTTTAATGAAAAATTAATATATGGACATGGTGAGAGCATATCCTTAAAGAAATTAGTATTTTTCACTCCTATTTCATTGGTATTAGCAATGTTCAATTCAATAGGATTTCCCATGGGGTTATAACCCACTAATTTAATCTCTTTAGAATTACCATCAAAATTCATCCAAGCATCTCCTGCTTTTGTACTATGAACTAAATTGTCAAATGCGTCCTGGAGATGGTTGATTTTATTTTCTAATGAAAGAAATGAAGGTATGGTAAATTTCTTTCCTTGAATATTAGTTTGTATATGTGCGTTTTTAGAATAAAAACTATCGTTGATCGCCCCAAGCAATTTAGCATTTTCCTTGGTTAAATCAACGAGTTTTAATAGCGCTTCTGAAACATTCATTTTATTATATCGATATTATATCTCAATAATAGAAGTACAAATAAACTTACCAATAAAAAAAGCAAGGTAAATATTTACCCTGCTAAATGTGCGATTTAACGAGTAAGAAATTCAATTGTTATATTAGGCCAACGAGTTTTTAATTGGCTATATATACCCGAATGAATATCATGACCTCTTTTAGTCATTGTACCTGTTTTTAATACTTCAGCAGCAATAGATATAACTGGTTTAATTTTGCCTTTATAATTTAGGATGCTTAATACCTGCAATTCATCCAACAAATCAAATATACCAACAGAATCCAATTTAAAACCAAATTGATGTGTAACAGGTACAAAATCTTTATCAACATAAATGACAAATCGCTGATAATTTTCATTGAATGCCTCAGGTAAATCCATCTTTTCTGTTCCGCTATAAATTCTGTTTATATAGTGAACAAAAGATTGAAATAAACCTTTTGCTCTAAAACATAAATCTACAGGCAATCCTCTTAATTCTCTTCTTTTCAT